TCTCGGATGTACTCATGATAGTAGTACAGGTTGTGCTCGACGTAGCGTACTACATTTTTGTGCAATTTTGTCCGCACTGATTAACCCCCTTTTTAAACCGCCACCGGTGCTTTAATCGCCGGATGCGGATCGTAGCCGACGATTTCAAAGTCGTCGTATTCATAGTCAAAGATAGACGGCGGCTTCCGTTTCAGCACAAGCTTCGGCAGCGGGCGCGGCTCGCGCGTGAGCTGCAGTTTCGCTTGTTCCAGATGATTTTTGTACAAATGGACGTCGCCGCCGGTGAAAATGAGTTCGCCGACATCGAGGTCGCACTGCTGAGCGATCATATGCGTCAACAACGCGTAGCTCGCGATGTTAAACGGCAACCCTAAAAACGTATCAACGGAGCGCTGCTGCCACATGCATGACAACCGGCCGTTGGCGACGTAAAACTGGAAGGCGTAATGGCACGGCGGCAGCTTCATCTCGTCCAATTCCGCTACATTCCAAGCGCTCACCAGCAGCCGGCGTGAATGCGGATTTCGTTTGATCTCTTCGACAACCCATGCGATCTGGTCGATGGTTTTCCCGTCTGCTCCCTTCCACGAGCGCCATTGCGCGCCGTAAATGCGCCCGAGATTGCCATTTTCGTCCGCCCACTCGTCCCAAATCGTCACGCCATTTTCCTGCAAATAGCGGACGTTCGTATCGCCTTTTAAAAACCAAAGCAGTTCATAAATGATGGAGCGGATATGCAATTTTTTCGTTGTCACGAGCGGAAATCCATCTTGTAAGTTGAAGCGGAGCTGGCGGCCAAACACTGACAGTGTGCCGACGCCCGTTCGGTCTTCTTTTTCGACGCCGTTTTCTAAGATGTCTTGCAGCAAGTCTAAATATTGTTTCATTAACTCTACTCCTCCGTTGAGATAGCTTTCAACATGTCTTTGATCGCGTTCGCTGCCCGTTCATATGTTTGGGCAATCCCTTTCCACGTCACAAAATCCCCTTCATATCCGCCGGCCATTTTCAGTTGCTCGCCCTTCTCGATCCGGCTGTAATATTGCGCGTCTGCAGCTGTCTTGCCTTCTTCTTCGCGCAGTCGTTTATAGGCTTGTCCTTGCACGATCTCAGCCATGCCTTCATGGTATTTCGCTTTCTTTTTGTACCAGCCCGCAATATGCCATGCCGCGCGTTCTAGCTTGGTATAGACATACTCTAGTTTAGCAAGTTCGTAAGGAGCGAGGGACTCCATCCGCCCCTCCAACTCCCGCGCTTGCTTGAGATATGTCTCATGCATCCGCACATAGCGCTGGTACTCTTGTGTGTCTGTGTCGTGCATCGTGTCACCCCTTCAGTGCGATCAGCTTCTCAAGATACCACCGCGCTTTTTTCAAGTCCTCCACGCCGTTTTTGTGCTGATAACGGCTAATGTATTTTATGATGTTCCCGGTCAGGTAGCCTTCTAATTGTTCTGGCGTCAGCTTGGCTGCGATGTAGTCGTATGTCTCAATGCCGCCCACTGTGTAGTGATTCGGATGGTTGACGTTGTCTAGGTCGTATAGTTGCATTATTCGCCCTCCTTGAGTTCTAAAAACTTGTCCAGCTTCATCACCACAAGCCAATCTTTCCGATCGGCTTTCAATGCCAGCGCGTCCGGCTTCTCCCTCTCGTCTTCGAGCCACCGATATAACGTCTGGAAGCCGTTTTTTCGCGCTTTTACCTCCCACCGGATACCTAACCCCTCAACATCATTTTCAAAGCCTTCTTGGGCGCCGGAAAGGGGAATTCTGCGCCCTCCAATCAGCTTCGCGAACTCCCTTTCCCGACGTTGGCCTTTTCTGCGTGATTTTTTACCGCTCATACTTTCCCCTCTCGAATATCCTGAATGATGCTGTCAAAGATTTTTATAGCGATTTCACACGTTTTCTTGTCATCGTCTGATTTTGCGCCGGATAGCAGTGTAGCAACGGTTTGTTTGCGTGATTCTAAATACTCGATGAATTTATCACTCATTCTTCTTCACCGCCTAATAGGTGAGGGTGTTCGTATATGTTGCCGATGACTTCTATATGTGAAAAATCTTCATCGTATAAACCGATATGGCCCTTAAAAAGTCCGATTTGATTATCAAAACGCAAAAAGCCAAGAATCGCATTGTTCCATTTGACTATAAATATTCTCGGTTTTAATGTAATAATGTTCTCTGTTTCTTCAGCGTCTAAATCTCTAATAATATCCCCTTCATAAATCTCTTTGCCGTTCTTGTCTTTTAGACTGATGTATTGTCCTACTGTTTCTGGATCAACTTCTTCTTCGCAATAGAAGCCTTCATAATCCTCATAAATAATTCTGTGTCTGTCATGGGTATAAACATAATAACCATAAATCCATTCACCTGTTTCAATGCTTTTCCCACGAAACTTAATTTCTCTCATTCTCCCACCTCACCAATTTCATCGCAAAGGAATCTCACATTTTACATCTTCATAAGCCCATTTCCCGTCCTTCTTTTTATCCAGCATGACGATCACTGTCCCGCTGGATTCACGAACCTCATAGCCGTACATAACGTAATCATCGCCAACGCCTAGCTTTTCTCTCGCTATTTTTTCAGCTTCTTTCCATGTCAAAATTTTTCACCTCACAACAACGCCCGTAATTCCTCAATAAACCGCTGTTTCTGCAATATCACCTGTTCACAAACGATGTATAGTGTCTCGTCTGTTGTACTTCGCTTTCTTTTTAGCAATATTTCAATCTCTTTCTCTTGTTGTCGTATGAGTTGCTGTATCTGTTCCTGCATTGTTTCACCTCAATAGCCACGTTCTTGTCTTGCATGATTCTCCGCGTTTTTTTGAAGGTATGCTTCTTCTACCTCTTCCCAAGAAAAGCCGAGCATTTCGCCAAGGCCTAAAAAGTTAGAAAAAATCAAGTCATATATTTCGCCATTCACATCCTCATGACGATTGCGATAAAAATAATTAATCCAATCATTTACATCCATAAATTGCTCTATAATATCATCACGACGAAGCGGTTCCGGTACGCTATCCTCATACACTTCATTCATGTTGATGTCGTTTCCGATCGATAAGAGGAAATGCAAGCAGTCCGCGAATTCTTCAAGCAATGGTCTTTTTACAACTTGCAAACCTGTTCCACCGCAATACCAACATGATTCAAGCTGGAATCCTAACGTTTTTCTACCCTCGCAATATTCACAAATTTCATAAACAGCTCTTCTCGGTTTTTGGTCATGGCTCCAATATTTAAAGAACCTTGCTTCATTCGCCAACTCCCCAAGCTCCACTAGCAACGCAAGAATTTTCTTCGCCAACCGATCTTCGTCTGGCTTTCGCGGATGCTCGCGCTCGATATGCTCGTCCAGTTTCCGTTGCATGTCAAAGAGTTTTTGTAGATTCATTGCTTATTCTCCTTTCAGTTCTCTTGTACAAAAACAAGGCACTTTTCCTGTAATCAAATTTCCGTTTTCGTCGTAATCATCAAATTCTAATATTCCGGTGTCGCCGCATGTGCCGCATTTGAAGTTATTTTCCGGCGTTTTGTTTGTTTTCATCTTAACCACGATCATGTCAAAGAGTTTTTGCTGATTCATTGTTTATTCCCCCCTTCCTTTCATTCGCTAACTCCGCCAACGCCCCCCAAAGCTGCCGTTTGGCATCGTCCATCAACTCAAAAACTTCCCTTGGGGTATAGCCGAAATCATCAACTAAAACAGTCATTGCGCTAGCAAGCAGCTGATGTTCAAACCGTTTAATGTTGAACTTGGTTTTTTCGTTTCCCATCATTCAATCCTCCAGCCTCCAACTCGGCTTGTACTTATTCACATAATCCACAATGCGGCTGTAGAGGACTTCCCCGATGCCAGGGATGTCCTTCATGCCTTCCACCAACTCTGCGATCATGGTCGCCGCCGCCATGGAGGACTTTTTCTCCGCTTCTTTCATCCCAGCGTTGAACCCGCGCCAATAGTCCGGACTCTCCATCATCCCCACCACCCAAACTAAACCGGTTTTTCTTGCCCATACAGCCGCGTTTTATGTATGCTGATACTTTCTCCTATCCCCCCATGATGTCCGGCGGCTGTACGGGATAAATACAGGCTTCTATGAGCGTGTTGCTCGCGTGAGTGCCAATATGCGTTTTAGTTCATCGTAGTTCAGTTCATGTATGTCCCTGCCGTTGTATTCGTCTATGCCAACCTCAAGCAGTCGGCGGATAAGGAATTCTTTTTGCAGTGCCATTTGATACTCCTTAGATGTGCACGCTCTATATAATTTCACCCACTTTCCCCCTCCTTTTCCGGTCAATTAAGGCATGAAACCACTCCTCATCCCGTTTATCCAATGCCAGGTCGATCAGCTCGTCAATGTGCTCGTCCGTCAAGCAGACGCCGTTATCCATCGTGAAATCTCTCATCAGTGCGCGCCTTTCAATCCGCACCGGACGATCGTAATCGTCAAGCGTCAAGATCACCTTGCACTCTGGCGGCTTCACCCATTCAACATAGCCCGTCCACCCGCAATACGGACTGTGAATTGAAATGCATCTCACCCAGTCCCCGGCTTCCATGTCCCCTCTCCCCCTTTCCTCTTTCTATCGAACTTCCAATGATTCAGCGGTTATGCCAAGGCGTTCACACACCTCCGCCAATCGCTTGCGAAATGCCTGCATCTCACGCTCGTGCTCTCGCCGGGTCTTTTCTGCGTATTCGCAGTCGCAGGATGCCACTAACCATGCCCCGTCCATCACTCTTGTGTATAGCCGCCCCGTTCCGTCGCATTTCACACACATGTTTTATGCTCCTTTCAGCCGAAAATCTTCACCCTCAACCTCGAGGAGATATGGGCCACATTGTCCTATCAATCTACTTGCCGCAGCATATCCGATCTTTTCACTCAATGTCCCTCGATCCTCGTTGCTGTTGAACACGATCGGTTTTTGTTTCCGATACCGTTCATTTATGATTTTGTAATATAACGCCTCTTTCGCTTCGGACCATTTCGCCTTCCCGATGTCATCCCACACCAGCACATCCGCGTGAATCGCACTATGCAGGAGTCGATTGAGCGTTTCTCCCTCGTCGTTCATCATCTTGGCTTGAATCAGCTCGTCCATAAACGTGACATCTGAAACCACCAACACATTGAATCCGTCTTTGATCAGCCGTTTGGCTAGCGCAATTTGCAAATGCGTCTTTCCCACTCCAAAATTGTTGTGCATTTGTTTCATTTCAGCCCGTTTGCCAGCCGGAAGCTCTCGTAATCGCTGCTCCCCAACAACTGCGATCAAGCCAAGATTTTTGTCAGACATAATTTTCTTTGTTGTACCGTCATCATGTTTAATCACAGCGAATTCGTTTAGGTAGCTAATGGTCATATCGTACATATCTTGCTGATACTTCGTCACTCGCTTGAAGTTCTCGAAATTCGCATGAACAAATTCATCGGGAATGAGTGCTTGCCTGAACCGCCGTTTCCACGCCTTCCGTTCCCGGCATTCGCAAGGTCGTACGAATTCATAACCACGCTCGTCTCGATAGAAAATGAATTCCGTGTCTTTGCATTGGGGGCACTCGTAGTCACCCTTTCCATCCCCAAGCTCGTCGGGCTGCTTCGGCTTCTTGGAGAATTTGCTCATATGTCTTTCCGCCTTCTGCTGAAGGTCGGCTAATACCTCGGCGATGCTTGCGAATCGTCCCGCCATCCGTATCCTCTCCTTTTTGCCCGTGATATTTGCTTAGCAACACTTTGCGCACGTATTCGAAAGAATGGATCTCATCCCCATTGAATTTCGGTTCATACTCGTCAAACACTTGGTCGATCAGTTTAAGGATGTCATCCAGCGGTATCTGCTCTTGCAGGAGTTTTTCTATGGCCGCTTCATCTTTAGGAGAAAGCGATAGTCCTTTTCCTCTGCGTTGGATGTATCTGTTAGCAATCAATTGGAATGATTGAGCATGGGCGTCGCCTATATCATCATCAATATTTTTATTTAAATCTTTATTTATATTTTTTATTTCTTGGTAAGCGAATTCGCTTACTGTAGAGTAAGNAGTTTCGCTTACTGTAGTGTCAGCGATTCCGCTTACTGTACTTTCTTTCGTTGACTGTAAGCGCCATGTATCATAATCCTTGTTGAACGCTAGCTTTCTGGACTTTGAAAACGATCCTTCCTCGGTAACGATAACGATGTTGTTTTCGATCAGCTTATCCAGCTCTTGTTTTACGCGTTGCTTATGAATGCCTGTAGCTTCAGCCAGGAAGGATAAGGACATCTCGTGATCCTTGCGGTTAAACCCGTAGGTATATCGCCATATCGCTAAGATCAACCGAAATTGAGTCGGGCTGAGCTTGGTCAGCGCCAAACGCTCTAAAATTTCATTTGCGATTTTGGTATATCCGTTCTCAAGTTGTACGTCTGCCAAGCTCAACACCTCCTATTTCTTGACGCATATTGCAAGATCGCCAACCACACGTTTGACGGTAAATTCCGGGTATCTCCGCATATACTCTAGTACAAGCTGTTTGAAATGCTCTTTATCTTTGGCCTCCTCCCAGATCCATTTAGGGAGGAGGACTTTATATGGAACTTGCTCGTTACTCAGCATCGAATACAATCTCCTCTTGTTGAGAGACTTCTGCGTTCACGTCTTCAGTCGGAACCTCAAATGCTTCGGCTTCGATGTATTCAACTGGCTCTGGATCTGCGGTGATATCTTTTCTCACGGTTTCATCTTGCGTAACAGCTTGTTGAATTTCGATCGATATCGGTAAGTACTTCCACATGTGCCGGATGACAGTCTTTTTCGCCATTTCCTCATAGTCCGTGACCCATGGGCCGTTATTGGCAGCTCTAGAGCGCTTGCGACGTTTCTCAATCTCCTCTTTAGGCATGAATTCGAATTGATAGCCGCCGTCTTTGAAATGCGCAACCGCATAAGCACCAATAAACTCACCGCGGTTTGTCATCGCTGGCTTATGAACGAGCTTTGGATGTAAGCCGTACTCATATTCGAACGTGTCGTTTTCGTAAACCGCATGAGCATAAATGCTTTCGATATTTCCGCTGCGTCGTGCCAGGTCAATCATGCCTTTATAACCGATGATGAATTGAACGTCTGGCTGCCCTGTTTTATTGTTTTTGAATGGCACCAAGTAGCAATGACCAATAAGACCTGGTTCAAGACCAAGCTGTGCTGCTTGCATAACCGCACCGAGAAGCGAAGGAACGGAACATTCAAGCAATTTCGGATTCGTCCGGATAGTTGTGAGAGCAATTCGTGCCATGCGATCGGCATCCATGTGTTTAGGAAGAGCCTTTTCGATTTCCGGTCCCATCTTTTTGAGATATGCCGCAATGGTTTGTGCTGGAGTAGGTGCTGCCGCCTCTGTTTTGTTCGCTTTATTTGCAAGCTGATTTTTTAAAGATTGATTTGTTGCCATATAATATGACCTCCTATTTCTTTTTGAATTGCTGTGCCACAGGGCAAGTTGCCCAGTGAGGGATATGCCCTTTGACAACTTCGCCCTTTGCAGTCACTACGGTAATGATTTCAATATCAACCGGCATGGCTTTGCCGGCGGGNGTTTTAATCCACTCGATTTCCTTGCCGCAACCTCTGCATTTGGCCATATCCATTCACCTACCTAATGGAGAATCGCCGTGATATTGATTCCTTGGCGACCTCTTGATATATTTCTGGATACTTCGCTTTGAGTAGCTTTGTATCAACACGGCTGCTGCGAACGTTTTTCCATGTGACGATACGATCACCGGCAAATGCTCTTTCATAATCACCGAGCATAGCCTTGAGCTGATTTTCAGCTTCCTTACGACGTTCAGCTGCTTCAGCTTCCTCCTGTTTGGCTTGCTCATATTTCGCAATCAAGTCGGAAGCATCGGGAGGAAGCTCAATTTCCTCATCGAATTTGGCTGTAGGATAGAGGGCTTTCAACAAATCACTTGAAGCATCGGAACCATCGAACATCGGCGGGTTTTTCTTGAGAACGTGATTGTTCCAGAAGTTCGATTCAATCTCGATGAGATACTGAATGATCTCCTCGTCACGCTCAATTTTTTTGTAGATGAACTTATTTCCGCCAATGAGAACCGCAATCCACCAGGAATCAAAACCCGTGACGGCCATGTAATGCTGACATTGGATGAGATATTGAGCCGGAACCTCATCGTCTTTCCACTCTTCCTTGAGGTATTCACTGGCCGTTTTACATTCAAGCCCTGCTTTCTCACCAACAATCAATCGATCAACGTTTGCAAGCATGAAAGAATGTTCTGGATGCTGTAGAATCGCATTTCTGCGTCGAACTTTTAGACCTGTGCGTTTGATAAATTCTTGAGCGACGACATCTTCAAGTACTGTGCCCCAATACGCTGCTTCGTTGCTCACATTTTCCTCTGGGGCTTGTCCAATCTTTTCAAGATACACGGCAACTGGCGACTTCCATTTGTTCAATCCTGCGATCGCCGCGGCGTCGCTCCCGCCAATCCCCTTCCGGCGGGCGGCCAGCCACTCTTCATGGCTCATTTCGCTTGTATTTGCCAAAATAACAGCATCCAAGTTTCACACCTCCATTTGATTTTTTCGAGGCGATCCTGTACTATGTAAGTAACAGTTCATAGGGGAATCACCTCTTCGAAGCGCCTCGCTCCCTCCAGCGGGGCGTTTTTCACGCCTGTTTTGGCCAGCCGAACTTGCAGCAATATTCATATGCGCACCACTCATCTTGATGGATCATCAAACCGTCAATAAATTCAATAATATTGTCACCTTCATAAATTTCCCCGCCACACCCCTCGCAATAGCCGATCACATGCGGCTCTCCCTGCCGAATCGGATGCCGGTCGGAAATGATCGGATTCTCGATCATGCCGGCTCACCTCCTTTCAGTGTTTCAATGCGTTTTCGGATCGCCTGTATGCTTCGTCCTGTTCGGGCAGACAGAACCTCGATCGGTTGAACCCCGTAGTGGTTGAGGATGTAGAAATCTTCCTCCTCTGTCCACCTGCCTGTCTTACCACAAGCGCTAGCCTCTCCGTTGTTGCTCCACAACGGTCTAGCAAGTTCTTGCATACGCTGACCATGGGGGCATTGTCGACATAATGGCACGTAGGACTCGTTCTTATGTCCGTACGGGCATTGCTGACAATACTTATCCAGGATCTCCAACACCTTCATGCGGATACGACGCTTCTCTGTTTTCGTCAAGATCATCACCTCCTTTCTGGTGCACATCGGCATTCTTGCGCTTGACGACAGGCGCTAGGCCTGTCCTTGTGTAGGTAGATGGAAATGTGTTATATTGTGATTGGGCTGGTTTTTCTGTGTTGCAACGCCGCTTTGAGGCATTTGCGGCGGATTGCAACTTTTTGTTTTTCCCGTTTCAGCACAGCCACTTCATTCCAATTCCGACACCGGCTATGAATCTCAATTTCTTGCGCCAAGCGGGCTTCCCAGTGCAAGAGATTCATATATTCATCCCAAGACGGTTTCGAATAGTTCGGTGTGTATGTCATCCCTCATTCCCCTTTCCCATAACGATCGCAATATCAATACCGCGCTCTTTCATCAACTCAACGACCTGGAGCAATTTGTCATGCTCCTCTTTCCTCCGCACCAATTCATCGAGGTCACGTTTGCAGCGCAAGAACTCTTTTACCCACTTTTCTGCCTCGTCCAAGTCGCGCCCGAACTGAGCCACACGAGCGCGAGCAAGGCAATAGTCGCAACAATCGAGAAGTTGGGCCGCACGTTGCATATCGCCTGGGAGGACGTTCATACCGTCACCCCCATTTCTGCTTGAATGATCTCTTTAACCCGGCGTTGCCATTTCAGCTGATACACCATTTTCCCGCTTTCCAACTGAATCGGCTCAGAGCTGCTGTATTTCTTCCCTTCCACCGTCGCTACCCATTCGCCGCCGACACGCCATTGCAATCCAGCTTTTTGCAATAGCTTATTGACCTCTTTCCCGGACAGTGCCGGCTCAAACATCTTGCCGATCTGTGTAGGCGTGACAAGCTGCATTTCAAACTCATCCGTCAAGCGCTTCTCGATTTTGTTTTCCAGTTGCTCAATGCGGCTGTTTTGACGCGCATTGTCTTCTTCCAAAGCTTTGAGCTTTCGTTCCGTCTCCACCATTTGTTGCGCGTACATCAGAAGCATTTCTGCCGTCGTTTTCGGTTGGAAGGCTTGTTGCTTTTGTCGTTGCAACTCTTCTTTCATGCGATTGAACGCATTAATATAGCTGACTTTCACCAGCATGGCCCGTTGTGTTGTGTATCCCATCGTGACAAGCATGAAAGCATCGAAATTGAGTAGATATTTGGTCTGTGTTCTGTTTCGCACATCGATGTATTCAATGCGCTCAAATTTGAGCGTATCGAAGTTGATCCTTAATCTTTTCGCTTCTTCGTCATTTTTCAGTTCCCCGATCTTGCTGATTACTTCCTCAATATCCCGTTTCACGTTTTTGTGTTCTTTTCCGAACGTTTCAGCGATTGTTAAGCTGTCCGTCAAAACTTCGTTGTTTTGGACGAAAACTAGATCGTTCATTTCGCTTCCCCTCTCTTTTGCAGGATTTCTCTCCCCTGCTTGTCCACTTTTCTTCTGAAAAGAATGCCCTCACAGGGCAGCCGGATCATATTCGCTACCAATGCGCTCGTGCAGCTCTTTTTTGAAGCGCATTAGCTCATTGCGCATGTCACGGTCGCGTGCTTTCATGACTTCGGCGACTGTGCGTGTGTAGAACGAAATCACCCCTGGCAACGTTTTGAAGTCATACGCGCTGGGGAGTTTTGTCATGCCGGTTCACCTCCTTTTCGTTCTCTTTGACCATCCTTGCGTAAACTTCGATGAAGCGCTCTAACGCTTCTGCGGATGGTTCTTTTCGATCACCGACACAACGGACAACAACTTGTTGTTTTTGTTTTTTCACGCTGACCATCTCCTTTGTAGGAGATGTATGCAAAGAAACGCTGTGTACAGCCTTGCGAGTCACCGACAAATTATACACACCACCTTATGCGGTTTTTCCTTTAGACCCGTCCGACGCAAACAGATACTCTAAATCAAGGTCTGGAAAGAATTCTTTCTTGATCTTCAGCGCCTCGTCGTAATAAAACCGGAACTTCCCGTTTATCTTGTCGCTTGCCGTTGAGCGCCGGACATTCAACAACTCGGCAATATCCTTCACCATTACTCCTCTCCGAGCCATTTCGGCCTTAAGGTTTTTATACAATGTTTTCCACCTCCTGTTTATCGATTGAACGCAATTTCGTTCGATCTAACTTTAATATAAACGCATTTTCGTTCAAAGTCAATAGATTTTTCACAAAAAAATGAACAAAATTTCGTCCCATCTACTTCACATGAACGAAATTTCGTGCTATATTATAAGTGTGCGATTTTTCGTACATACTTAATTAAAGGAGGTGATAGAAGTGACAAAGGAAGAGATTGTTGAACATCTAATGAAGAAAGCTGGATACAGCAGCCGGAGACAATTTGCAGAAGCCATCGGTATTCCACCTACCACTCTCAATTCCATGCTGACAAGAGGATTGGGAAAAGCCTCCATCGATAATGTCCTAAAAGTGTGCAAGGGGCTGGGGATTACGGTGGAAGAGCTTGAGATGATGGAGGCAAACGGATGGTCAGAGCCAAGACGCGATCAAAACAAACCACATTCTATTAAACTAGAACTTCCTTTATACGGAAGTATCGCAGCTGGCGCGCTTTCGACTGTTGATCCAGTCACTAAAGATGATGTGGAGTATATAGCTTTGCCGAAGCACATGTTAGGGAAATATTCGGACAGAAAAGATTTATTCGCCTTAAAGGTGAACGGCGAGAGCATGAATAAGGTTATACCGAACGGCTCTTATGTAGCTTGCAAACCGATCGATACGATCGACGAGCTAAAGGAAGACGATATAGTGATATTTAGTCATGACAATGAGTATTCCATGAAACGATTCAGGAAAGATGAAGAAAATCGACTATTGATCTTTAGCCCTGAATCAACCTTCAAAAAGTATCATGATATTGTTGTTCCATATGACACAGTTAATGATCTTAAAATCTATGCTAAAGTCATATGGTATGCCGTGTTATTAGATTGAGTCTTTAGCGCTAAAGATTTAATCAGGGCGGGCGACGGCTCGCCCAATTTTTTTCTAAGGGGGGTTGACTAATGAGAGTGGCCATTTACGTGAGAGTTAGCACAGACGAACAAGCAAAAGAAGGTTTTTCTATCCCGGCTCAGCGCGAACGGTTACGGGCATTTTGTGAAAGTCAAGGTTGGGAGATTGTGCAAGAGTATATCGAAGAGGGTTGGTCTGCAAAGGATTTAAATCGCCCACAAATGCAACGGTTGCTTAAAGACATAAAGAAGGGAAATATCGATATTGTACTAGTTTATCGGTTAGACCGATTAACAAGGTCTGTGTTGGACTTGTATTTATTGCTTCAGACGTTCGAAAAATACAATGTGGCGTTTCGTTCGGCGACAGAGGTATATGACACTTCTACGGCGATGGGGAGGCTGTTCATCACGCTTGTCGCCGCGCTTGCGCAATGGGAAAGGGAAAACCTTGCGGAACGCGTGAAATTTGGCATCGAACAAATGATTGATGAGGGGAAAAAGCCTGGCGGGCATTCCCCGTATGGATATAAATTTGACAAGGATTTTCACTGTACAATCATCGCAGAAGAAGCAGACATCGTCCGAATGATCTATCGTATGTATTGCGACGGGTACGGATACAGAAGCATCGCAGACCGGTTGAATGAGTTGGGAGTGAAGCCGAGAATCGCGAAAGAGTGGAATCACAACTCCGTGCGTGACATTCTAACCAATGACATCTATATCGGCACATATAGATGGGGGAATAAAGTTGTCTTGAACAATCATCCACCGATCATCAGCGAGTCGCTATTCCGAAAGGCACAGAAAGAAAGGGAGAAGAGGAAGGTTGACCGAACAAGGGTAGGAAAGTTTTTGCTCACCGGTCTTTTGTACTGCGGAAATTGTGACGGGTATAAAATGCAAGGGTCTTTTGATAAACGCGAACAAAAGACATACTATCGCTGTCTCAAATGCAACAGAATTACCAATGAGAAAAACATTTTAGAACCCTTGCTCGATGAAATTCAGTTGCTTATCACTTCGAAAGAGTATTTCATGTCTAAGTTCACAGATCAATACGATCATCAGGAGATGATCGACGTATCCGCTTTAACCAAAGAGCTTGAAAAAATAAAAAGACAGAAGGAAAAATGGTATGACTTGTATATCGACGAAAACAACCCCATCCCAAAAGAGGAGTTGTTCTCAAAGATTAACGAATTAAACAAAAAGGAAGAGGAAATTTACAGTCAATTGAACGAAATTGAACCAGAGGATAATGAACCTATCGAAGAAAAGTATAACCGGTTGAGCAGGATGCTGGATTTTAAAAAGCAATTTGAACAAGCGAATTTTTTCACCAAAAAAGAACTCCTCCTGAGCATCTTCGAAAAGGTTGTAATATACAGAGAAAAAGGGAAGTTCAAGAAGATTACACTTGACTATACTTTAAAATGACCCCAACCTGTGTAAGAGTTAACTTCGCGCATGCAAACTTAACTTTTATACAGGTTAGGGACGATGTATTATTTTCAACGATAATACTTTAAATAAAATAAAACATCAAGGCGGAGCTTTCACTCCGCCGCTTCTCCTTCCCACATCTCTTCGAGTGCCTCCTCAACAAACTCACACACTGCCAACACTCCTTCGATAAACGCCCGTTCCCGTTCGTCACTTGTCTCCATTGTCGCATATTGCAGTCGGTGATCTGCGACGGTTGCTTGCAGCAAAAGCAGTTTCACCAAAATATTTCCCATCACGATCCCTCCTCACACTTTCAATAGACATTCGCAAGGCACGCCGTACTCTTTGGCGATCGCTTCAATTTGTCGCTTCTTTACGGCTGATACGGTATAGAACAGCAAGACGGGTTCCCCTAGCTGCTGACGTTGGATAAATCGGAATAGATAAGCATAGCGCTCGATTTTGCGTTTGTTCTCCAACATCTTTTGTGTAATATCCACCTCAAGAAAATACATCTGATCGTGATAGGTGAACCGCGCATCAGACACAATGCTATAATCTTTTCCGCTCTCCCGCCATCTTGTGCGCGGTTCCGCTTTCCAGTCTGCTGGATAGTGATAAAAGATGTAGATGTCATTCCGCATAACGATGTGTTCCAGCGGGCTGTTCCGGCGAATCGTCGCCTCTCCACCTACCATTTCCGCCCCCTTTTTGTTCAAGTAGTAAACATCTTCACCGATGCGTTTTGTATTCGTGTATTCACGAATGCCACTCAAAATACGGTTGGCGTTGCGTTTGCTTCCTAGATCAAACATGTGCTGTATTTGTGAACGAGAGAGGGCTTGCAGGCTACTCAAAGCATATAAAATCCTCATCTGCCGTTCGGTGAGCCTCGTTTCGCTTCTCAACACAGTACACCTCCAAACGTTTTGTCATTTCCTCGTCGTCGATAAGAGGTGTCTGAACGATCATTTTCTCATGTGTTTTGATGATGGCGCGGCCTTTTATGTCGCTTGGCAATTCTTCAGCGCCGTGTTCATCAATCACTACAGACGAAGCGTAGCTGGTTGGCAACCGGAATGAAATCTTTAGGTCTGCGTTCTGTTTGATCTGCCTTGGCAGCGCATCAGCTGTTGGATATTGCGTACAGAACACTAATCGAAAGCCCAACGCTCCGCCGATCCGAGCAATTTCGGACAATACACTTTGACAATAGGAGAGCATATCGCGGGTTTCTTTTGGCATGAATCGTTCCGGCACTAGTTGAGCCGCTTCATCGACAAACAGAAATGTTCGTTTGGGATATGGGCTATTTACCACGTTAGCCCAGCCATTTCGCTTAAATTCGATCATTTTCTGCTCAAGCAGTGTCTTAATACTCTCCAAGCATTGAAACGCCTCTGCTGGGCTGCTAGCCACGTTTATGACCTGTTTAATGTTTCGGTACTTTTCAAATTCCAAACCACCCTTCATATCGAGAATAAAAATTTCCACATCATCGGGATGGTGCTCGATGAGGTAAGTCATTGCCGACTTGATGAATACCGTTTTTCCGAAGCGTGTTGTTCCGCCGATGACACAATGCGGCGTCTTGTCGAAGTCGTGAAAATGCCATCCCTTTTCGTTGAATCCCAATGGAATCACCCATCCATCTCTATCCGGCACGTCTTTATACGACACCTTTTCCGGCATCGCATGATGGAACACGTCAATATACAGCCACTTTTTGGATGTGACTTCCACATATCGGTCAAGCGTAGCACTCAACACTTCCTCGATAGGTTCAATCGCTTTTTGGGTCAACCCTAACGGCACACGGTACACATATCGGGTGTACAGCTCCTTTTTCTCCTTGGCCACTAATTTCGGATAGACGTGCTCATTTCGGACAGTCGCGCCGATTTTTAAATGTCTAAACACATTGTCTATATCACGCTCATAATCTTCTTGTCTCCGTCGGCCGAATGCAACGGCCGCTGCCCCCACCGTGAGAGGGAGAAGGAAAAATTCAAGCATTAAAACCACCCCTAGAGAGAAGAACTATCCCAATCGCCGGGTATATTCCCGATAGCTTGGGCATATAATAGAATACAGGAACATGGACCAGCTCACCCGTGTTCTGTAGGGGAATGTGCGAGGGAATGACTTACAAGAACATCTCGGACAGGCGGCTTATGAAATAGAGCAAGCCCGCGCATATTCCCGCCTGCATGCCCACGTTAACAACGAACGAGGCCTTTTCTTTGTCCAACCACCCACGATTTTCCGCATAGGCGAGCCCGATGAGAACAAGCCCGCCGCTGATGATCTCCATCATGATGTCATCCTCCTATAAAAAGATGTCAAGCCAATCAGCAAAATGTAGCGTGCCTTTGTCGCGAAAATGCTTCAGCAATTCCTTCATATCCAGCGCATCAATCTTTTCGACCACCTTCCGTTTCAACGCGGCTACCTCACGGGCGGATAAGTTGGCCGTTTTAGATTTGTCAGCAAGATACTTCATAATTTCTTGCAAATCAGCTTTCTTCCGACTGGCGGCAATCAGCCCTTTCAGGTATTCGCCCGAAACAAATTCATCAGTTTTCAATTCCCTAATGCGATCCGCGTGTGTAATCTTCCGCACTTCCGGCGTGTAGTTCGCCCATTCTCTAAAGCGCCGAACAGACCGAACAATCACACGAAACACGTTTTCACCGCCCCATAAACGTTTTGAACTGAATGGAAACCAAGCGGTTTTGACGCTTCCACCATATCTTGTGCGCCACATACGCGCCGATAATAAGCCATTTCATTGCGTTCCCTCCTAAAATGGTTTGATGATCTCTTTTGCTACATCAATCAGAAACGAAACGGTGTCTTGTGTGATAGGGTTAGCCATGTCAATCTCTCTGATGCGTTTCCCTGTGCGTACTCCTTCGGCAAGCAATTTTCCAAGCAACCATTTCATGTTCCCACCTCCTTGCCCTCATTGGGCATCTTTTCTTTTTACATAGCTATTTGCAGGAAAACGGGTATCAAATGAAGTATGGTAAAAGGTATGAGGAAGGGAATGTCCGTTATATCTTGTCCTCTGAACATTTTTGTGGTTTGGCTCGTACTTTTTTTAGAAGGCAAACAAAAGAGGTGGAAGTCATGCAATTCAAATGTAGGCTAAAAGTGATATTTGCGGAGCGAGACATCAAGCAAGGGGAATTCGCAGAAAAAATCGGGGTTAGTTTGGGGACGCTTAGCGCGATCGTCAATAACAGGTCTTTGCCCTCGTTCCCAGTAGCCTATGCAATCTGTGAGGAACTAGGGATGACGATCAATGAGATATGGATAAAAAAAGAGCCTACTCGTTTAGAGTAGGCTCGTCACCATAAATCTGTTGTTTCTCCAAATTCCTTAACCTCTGGACTCATTTTGTCGATAGTAGAGGCTTTCAATACAGACTCAATAATTTGTTCGCCGGGTTGAAATTTCTTTGTATCAACCGTGATTTGAGCAATGCGTTTTTTGCCTTGCATGACGCCGATGGTAATGGTATCAGCCCCCTTCACATCGTCCTGCTGCAAAAAATCATAGGCTTGGGAAAACACATGACGGGTAGCCAGCCCCGGCGTCGGTTCAGTACTCATATGAACCACAACACTAATATGTTTTGTAATTTCACGCGAATCCGTCACATCCACTTTCTTTGCGTATTCAAAAACAGACGTATCAATTTTATTTTCAGTCGCCTTTGTTTCTTTAGGTTCCGGGGATGTTTCTTCTTTTTTCGGTTCCGCAGCGGCTTGTTCGCCATCTGCGTTGCAACCGGCAGTAATTGCGACGATGATAACCGTCAGCACCAATGCCCACCAACGTTTGTAGAATGGTTTTTTCTGTTTTTCCATGTCCAAATCCCCCTTCTGTGTTTTTACGTCCCTATCATACCACATTTTTCCCGGAATGGTT